CCAACGCCGATGGTGTGCAGCACCCGACCGTCAAGCCGCTGGACCTGATGCGCTGGTTGGTGCGGCTCGTGACCCCGGTCGGCGCGGTGGTGCTGGAACCGTTCGCCGGATCGGGCACGACTGCCGAGGCGTGCATCCTCGAGGACCGGCGTTGCATCGCGATTGAACGTGAGGCCGAGTACCTGCCGTTGATCGTGTCCCGGCTACGCAAGCCGGTGCAGCAAGGGCTATTCGGGTTAGGGGCGGGCGCATGAGCCGCACCCCCGAGAGCACCAAGGCATACCAGGCCGGCCTGTGCGTGGACTGCAAGACCGAGCCGCACAGCGCCGGTCGGCCGAGGTGCGAGAAGTGCCATACGAAATTCAGAAGGGGTAAGTGATGGCAATCGATCCGCTATTCGCGGCGGCACAGCTGCTCGAATCGCGTGGCTACGCAGTGATGGAGCATCTGGAACCATGCGGGATCAACGGGGCTGATAACGCCGTCTGGTCTCACCAGCCGCACTACATCGAGCAAGAATTCAACGGCGACCTGATCGTGGACGACCGAATCAGCTTCGCCGCAGCCGACTTGCTTGCCCTCGCGGAGATATTCGCCGCAGCCGCCAAGCGTGCCAAAGAGGTGCGCTGATGGCCACCAAGACGACCGAGCGTGACATTCTGGACCAGCTGCACCGTCGCTACGGGCGAACAACGATGGGCGCCAGGCGGTATGCCGTTGCCGAGCATGTGCGCAACCGGCCCTTCGATCCTGTCCGCATCGCCGATTTCATTGCCGTAGACAACTGGAAGACGGGCGGTTATGCCCTACATGGCCACGAGGTCAAGGTGTCTCGGTCTGACTGGCTGACCGAGCTACGCGCCCCCGAGAAGGCCGAAGTCTTCAAGCGGCACATGGACTATTGGTGGCTGGTCGTCTCGGATCGGTCGATCGTACGGCCGGGAGAATTGCCGACAGGTTGGGGCCTGCTGATCTCGTGCGGTCCGTACCTACAGGTATCCCATCCGGCACCCCGACTGGAGCCCGAACCGTTGCCGCGCGAAATGCTCGTGTCCCTCGCACGGTCGGTTTCCAGGACTGCAGCCGGTGACGCGTTCGGGCGTGACTGGGACCAGCCCGAGGTGGTGCGCTGATGGCCGCACGTAAGTACATCTACCGCGTGGTTGTCGACGAGTGGCCGACCGAGGACGGCATGCCCTTCATCGACCAGGACTGGCGCTGGTGGGAGCAGATCGTCGACTACTTCCATAATCCCGAGGGTGATGACCCGTCGCCCGCGTGGCTGCCTGATATCACCGAGTACCTGGAAGACCCGGGTGACGAATGGACGCCGGCGGGTTGGGTCAACAAGCCACGATTCACCCGCCTTGTGTGCGAACCCGGAGACGAGCCCGACTACCCGAATGGATACCGGGGCTACGACGACCAACCTGTGATCGCCGTGCCGATCGCTCCTGCCCGCCGGTTCATGCAACGGGCCCAGCCGGACGCGGCGGCAAAACAGCTGCGCGAGTGGGGATGCAAGGCACACGTGGAACGCGCTGCCCTTGGTGACTGGGAGGCGGCCTGATGCCAGAGCGCATCCAGCGCAAGCGCACCGCGGGCTGGCGGATGCCCGAGGGGGCTATCTACGTCGGGCGGCCGAGCCAGTGGGGCAACCCGTACGTTGCGGGTCCAGGTCGACCACGAATGCCATGGCTGCCAGAGGGAACCGTTCTGACCGTTGAGCAGACCGTCGCCTGCTATGCCGACATGGTTCGTGGCGGTGGCCCGAACATCAACGGCGACAAGTGGCTTACATCGCAAGTCGGTGTAATTCGCTACCTCCTAGCTGGCCGCGATCTGGCGTGCTGGTGCCCGCTCGATCAGCCATGTCATGCCGACGTGCTGCTGGAAATTGCTAACTCCACAACCGAATCGGAGGTAACGGCGTAATGCCGCATTTCAAGGTCAGCGACGACTCGCACTCGCACCCCAAGGCGATCATGGCCGGGGATGCAGCGTGGGGCATGTGGAACCGCGCTGGCTGCTGGTCGATGGCCTATGGCACGGACGGATTCGTGCCCGAGTGGTGGGTCAAGCAACAGCCCCAGGGTGCAGCCAAGGCCAAAGCGCTCATCGGTGCCCAACTGTGGCGCCGAGGCGAGTACGAGGGCGATCGTCCGGAATACCAAGGGCAGAAGGGCTACACATTCCACGAGTGGCGCCAGGACAGCTACGAGAAGGTCGAAGCTGACCGCGCGAAGTGGCGTGACAAGAAGGCCAACCAACGCGGCTCGGTTCACCGCGTGTCCCCCGGGGACAAACGGGGGGACAACATCGGGGACACCCGAGGGGACTCCCGCGAGAGTCCCGGGTATATACCCAATACCCAATACCCAAAGAACTCTGGGGAACCTAAGAGCGTTAGTCCCGACTCGACCGAGCGCGAGCCGCGCAGCGCACCCGTCACGCCAGCAGCCAATCGGCTTGTCAGCGAGCACATCCCCGCCAAGCACCCTGCAGCCGTCCGAACCGAACTGCGCCTACAGGCATCCGCGCTGCTCAAGGACGGCCAGTCCGAGGAGCTGGTCGGCGCGGCGCTCGCGCTCTGGACCACCAAGGGCCTGCACCCGAAGACCCTGCCCAGCTTGGTATCCGAGCTGATCAACGGCCGAAATCAGCCCAACCGCAACACGTCTGAGCACGCCCAGGCGCCGCCCGCCGCGCGCAAGGTCGGCATCGGTCTCGACCTCGCACGCGAATTCGCCAACCAGCCCGAACAACCCGCATTGGAGGCATGATGACCACCCGGAACTACCCCCAGATCGCCGCGCTGGTGCTCACCAAATGCGCCGCCTACGACCCGTATCTGACCGCCCCGACCAAGGAAACCTGCCTTGCATGGGCTGAGCAATTCGAGCTGTACGGGCTCGATCTCGACGACCTGACCAAGGCCGTCACGAAGGTCTACAGCGAGCACGGATCAGGCTATCGACCGCTCCCCAAGGACATCACCGACGCCGCCAGGGCCATCCGCAAGGAACGCACCGAACGCGAGTCCAGCACGCAGCGAGAGGCCCGAGAGGACCGCCTCGACGCGCGGCCGGCGCTCGTCGACCACCGCGCCGAGATCACCCGATTCGCGACCACGTTCGGGGAGATCCGATGAACGACCGCGAGATCGACGAGCGCGTGGCCAAGATGCGCGCATGCAGCCACGACCGCTTTCGCTTCGACGACAACAACGGCAATTGCCGCTGCGGAGACTGCCTCGCGTTCGTCCGAAAGCCCCCACCGCAATGGGTAAGCATCCAGCTTGGGGACTTGATGACGGAGTGGTCCCGCGCCGAGCTACGGAGGTTGGGCGAGCAATGAGCGAGCATCCGCGCCCGTACGTTCCCCGGCGCCCCCGCCCGAGCGCGTCGCGCGGCCCCGTGGTCGCCGCCTACGCCGACAAGATCGACTACCCGTGCCAGAACTGCGGCGCGGAGCCAAACGGCTGGTGCAAGACACCTGACGGGCGCGACCAGATCGCTCCGTGCTGGAACCGCGGCGCCAAGGTGGGCGCGCGGTGAACGGCCTATGGATGCTGCGCCACATGGGTGTTCGTCGCTGGATCGCATGGCAACTGGTGTGTCTAGCCGCCCGCATTCACAACCCGCAATGGATCGAGCACGTCACCCTCACCACTCCCGACGGCAGCGCATGCAACATCGAGATCATTGGCGACGAATACGGCAGCGGCATATCGGCGACCACCGGCATCGTCTGGTGCGACCAGCGCGACGGCACCGAGGCCGCCGACATCGGCGGCGGCGTGCAGCTGCATCACCACTGGCCCAAGCGAATCGAGGATGTCCGATGAGCGCCGCCGGCAAGATCCCGAAACTGGCCAACCCCAATTCTCCCGCAGTCCTGGCCGCGCTGCGCATCCAATGCCCCACATGCAAAGCCCTACCCCAACAACGCTGCCGGGGACTGAACTTCCGGATCGTCCACTTCGCCCGCTGCACCTTCAAGGAGGCCTGATGAGCTTCGAGGCGAAATTCCAGGGACGGTGCGGTGACTGCGACGGCGAGATTCGCCCGGGCGACGAGGTGCGGTACACGTACCCGGACCGCGAGTTAGTGCACGATCGATGCCCTATCGAGTCAGGCTCGACCGACGTCTGCCCGGCCTGCTGGACCATTCACGCCGGGGAGTGCGCATGACCATCGTCCTCGGTATCGACCCGAGCCTGCGTAGCACCGGTCTGGCCGTGCTGCGCGACGGTGCGCCCGCCGCACTGCATTCGATCGGCTACGGCGGCCACGACGGCGATTCGTACGCAACCCGCAGCCGACGCGTCCGCGCCGTGTGCCGGTCCGTCATCGAGTGGGCGCTGCGCGACGGCCTGCCGGACCTCGCGGTCATCGAGGGGCCCGCCTACGGCCAATTCCTGCCCTCGACGTTCGACCGCAGCGGCCTATGGCACGGGCTGTACGGCGCGCTGGACGCCAAAAAGGTGCCCGTTGCAGTAGTTCCCCCGCAGACACGTGCCAAGTGGGCCACGGGCAGCGGCAGAGCGCAAAAGGGCGAGGTTCTGTCCAACGTCCGCGAGTGGTTCCCGGGGATCAAGGTGCTCAATCACGACATCGCCGACGCCGCGGTGCTCGCGCTCATGGGCTCGGTGCGATTCGGGACGCCAATGCCGGCGATGGTTCGCGAACGCTTGGAATCGATGAAGAAGATTCACCAGCCAGCAACCGGCAAGGACGGACGCACCGTCTGCACATCGTGCCGCCCAGTTGTCCGCTGGCCGTGCATAACCGCTCTATACGCCTATACGACAGAGAAATTGGAGCGATTGGAGGCAGCGGCATGGCCGCAATGAGCGACCTCGCCACGCTGGAGACCGAAGTGGCGGTCGAGTACTTCGCCCTGGTCGCCGAACGCACGCCGGGTGATCCGTTCAACCCGCTGACGACGAAGTGGCTCCGGGTTGACCGCCCGGGTTTCCCGCTGGTCGCTTTCGAGATGCAATTCCCGCGTGAGCAGTGGGCGGTGTTGCCGACACGTCGCAAGGTCACGCTTCTGCTGATGCGCAGGGCAATTGAGTTGATTCGCCAGCTGCCCGATGACGACGCGAGGGCCGCCGATCTGTACATACAGGTGGGGTTCCCGTTCATGTACGGCGGAAAGGTGCGTGTGGCCTGATGACCAAGTGCCGTAAGTGCTCTCAGAAATGCGACCAGAGCGGACATGAGCGCTGGCTGCCCGTTGTAGGACTTGAGGGATTCGTCGAGGTTTCAGACCACGGACGATTGCGCAGTCTCGATCGCGTGATTCACCTCCCCGCTTCGGGTGCCAAGTCGCCACATCAACGCATCCATCGAGGGAAGATCCTCGCGCAGACCAAACATTCAGCCGGATACATGTACGTGACAATTTCCGGCGGGGGGAAATTGTTGCGCAACAGAAAGGTCCACCACCTCGTGCTGGAGGCTTTCATGGGAGCCCGGCCCGAAGGTATGGAATGTCGCCATCTCAACGACATCGCCAACGACAATCACGTTGAGAATCTGCGCTGGGGAACCCGATCGGAAAACATCGAAGACAGGGTGAACAACGGCGGGGGCCTGAAAACGCATTGCATCCATGGCCACGAGTACACGCCGGAGAACACGGTCATTCTCCGAAATCCTAAAGGTGCCAAACGGTGTCGCACATGCACGAATGAGCGGAGGGCGCGCCGATGACGAGATGCCGAAAATGTTCCGCGAGGGCTGAGCTATTTTTGTGCGGCGACTGCATCGACCAGCTACAGGAACACCTCACCGAAATCGCCTGGCTGATAGGCGAACTGGAGATCACTCTCACCGGGCAAGACGTGCTCACTACCGGATCGGTTGGGCAATCCAGCGAGGAACCCAGCCCGATCAGGTTCGACTCGCAGGGTAATCCGAATACCATCGCCGACCAGACGTGCAACGCGGTCACCACGTGGGTACGTGACCTGTGCGAAACGCGTGGCATCACGTTCGAGCCGGTGCGCGTTATCCCGCTCGACTTCATCGGACCTTTACCCGATGAACGCTGGCGGCGCCTACCGCAGCGATACCAGCCCACCGCGGCCGACGCCGCCGAATGGCTCGCCGAACACGTGCACGCCATCGCCGCTGACCCCGGTGCCGCGCGGTGTTTCAAGGAAATGGCAGACCTGCGCGCCAGCGCCTTGCGCATGATCAACCGGCCCGATCGGCATTTCGCCGGCCCCTGCCCGACCATCAAGGCGTACTCACGCACCGGCAAGGCCATCGAGTGCGGCAAGTTCCTATACGCCGCAACCGACGAGCGCAGCATCACGTGCTCCGCATGCAAGCAGCCGGTCGACGTGCAGCGCAACCGTCAACGCGCATGGCGAGAAGGCGACCGACTCACAGAGCGGATCCTGCTCAAGCGGCTCAAGGACATCGAGGAACCCGTCTCTGAGCGCCAGCTCTATCGGTGGCTCAGGCAGCGCAAGCTCTCCCCCGTCGGCTGGCTGCACAAGGGCGTGTTCGTCGAGCACTACATCCTGCGCGGAGACCCGCGGGTGTTCAGCCTTCGCGCTGTACGTCAGCTGCGCGCCGCCGAACTGAAAGCGGGACAGCTCGAGACCCCGGATGCAACATCGGCGGTAGAAATTCTCCACGAAATGTTGCAAACGGAATCGGCAACCGACGGCCAGCCCGACGACGAGCCACCACGCCGGCACTTCTCGCGCACGTATGGGCAATCGGCGGCTGAGGCGGAACACGAGGCCGCAGAAGCGGATCAAGACGGGCCGGAAACGGAACAAACGGAGGCAATAGCGTGATGATTCATCGAGATTCCTGCCCGGCAGGGCCACTTGGTCCACTCGGCGGCGAATGTGACTGCCCTCATTACATGCTGCCTGGCAGCCATGAGCGTGCGGGCGGCCCTGAGTGTCGTTGTGGGTGGGGATGGGACAGGTGGAATGACCAATGTCTGTCGCGGAACGCACCTGTCGGTGGCCAGTAGTACAACTGGCAGATGGCACGGCCGCCGCGCGATCAGTTCCCCAACGCGTACGTCGGTGACCTCGTGCCCAACGGCAACGGCTGGACCATCGTCAGTCCGCTCTACTGCCCGAACTGGCACAGCGTTGACGAACCCGGCTGGACTCGGCGTTGCCGACCCTGCGAATGCGACGGCAAGCACCACATGTGGACGTGCCATTGCGGCGCGACCGTCTACGCGCCCAAGCTCGGCGCCGAATGCCGGATCCTTGACGGACCGGTCTCGTCATACGAGGCCCGTCGCGATGTGACATAGGCGCGAAAGTTATTCAGCCGAATGTCACACGCCACGCCTGCCACTCGCGTTCCTTGCGTAACACGCCTTGACCTGCGACGATTGGAACTGTCGCAAGTGAACCCTGCCCAAAAAACCCCGGCCTAGCTGGGGTTTTGTCGTATCCAGGGAGGCGACCCAATGCCCAGTGCACCACCGCGCGTGTGCGCTCGCTGCCACAAGCCCGCACCGAAGGGCCGACCCTGCTCGTGCCGTCCAGCATGGGAAGGCTCCACCCACGACAGCGGCAATGACCGACGCTGGCAAGGCGTGCGTGATGCCTACCTGGCCACGCACCCGCTGTGCGAACGCCCAGGCTGTCCGCGGCTGGCCGACGACGTAGACCACGTGACGCCGCTGGCTGAGGGCGGCGCCAAGTACGACCCGCGCAACTTCATGTCCCTGTGCGAGGACCACCACAAGGCCAAGACCAACGCCGACGCGCTGCGTGGCAAACACCGTCTACGGACAGCAAACTCGTACGCAACGAGGCGTGCATAAATATTCAGAGGTTTATGCATGGCGAATAGTCCCCTTGGATGCATATCCGCAGGTCAGAGTGGGTATAGGGGTGAATATCGCTCTGACCAGCACGTATGCGACTCGCCGCGGTAGGCGAAGATTTTTCTGCACAACATTCATGCAAGGGGGGGTAATTATGCATAAACCCCATGGCGCGCCAGCAAATGGCCTCCCTGTACAGCAAATAGGTGGTGAGTGATGCCCGCGCAGCAGCCAGCGAAACTGCTCTTGCTCAATGGTCGCGGTGAGGGCCAGGACAGTGCAGGTCGGCCGGTTGCGCAGCCGCCGGCGTTCAAGCGCCTGGCCCCGAATCCGCCAACCTGGCTCTCTCCCGAGGCAAAGGCCGAGTGGAAGCGCGTTGCCCCTGGTCTGGTGCGTCTTGACCTGATCAAACCGGAGGACCGCGCGACGTTGGCCGCGTACTGCGAGACGTGGGCGCGGTTCGTCGCGGCGACCAGGGATGTGAACGCCAACGGGATCACGGTGCGCAATGAGTCGACCCGCAAGGACGGCAGCACGTCGGTGTGGTGGACGAAGAACCCCGCGGTGGCGGTGGCCGAGCAGGCGTCGTCGCGGTTGCTGCAATTCGCCAACCACTTCGGTTTGACGCCGGCCGCTGAGCGCAACGTGTCCAAGCGAGACGACGATCGTGGCGAGTTCGAGGCGAACCCGTTCGCGGGTGCAGCCGACGACGACTGATAGCCCTTGGGCTGACGCTGATCTCGATGCGCTCAAGCTCAGCCCCGAGGTGGCGTGGTATCTCGAGTCACGCGGCTATCCGGTCCCTGACTGCCCGCCACTGATCAAGACACCGGAGCCCCGGGAGGTTCCGGGAGCGCGGTTCGATCCTGAGCGCGCTGACAAGGTAGTTGCTGCGTTCCGGCAGTTGCGGCACACCAAGGGTAGATTCGCTGGTCAGCGCTTCGATCCTGACGTGTGGCAGGTGGCGTACATGATCGCCCCGGTTGCTGGCTGGGTGCATCGCTCTGTCGATTCGGGCGCCTGGGTGCGGATCATCACGCAGGCGTATTTCGATATGCCGCGCAAGAACGGCAAGAGCACGACCGCGGCCGGGTGGGGCATCTACCTGACGGCGGCCGACGGCGAGTTCGGCGCGCAGGTGCTCGCCGCGGCGACGACCAAGGAACAGGCCGGGTTCGTGTTCGAACCGATCCGGCAGATCGTCAACAAGTCGCCCGGCTTGAAACGGCATCTACGGGCGCTGCAAGCGAAGATCACCCATGCGGCGTCGGGCTCGTACTTCAAGCCGATCGCCAACGCCGGTGATGCGCAGCACGGCGCCGACATTCACGGCGCGATCATCGACGAGCTGCACCTGCACAAAGACATGGTGCTGATCGAGGCGCTGGAGACCGGCACCGGCTCTCGTGAGCAGCCGCTCATCATCTACATCACGACCGCCGACGCCGGGCGCCGGCACACGCCGTACGACGAGAAGCGCTCCCTGATCGAGAAACTGGCCCGCGGGGTGCTCAAGCGGCCAAGCACCTACGGGGTGGTGTTCGCCGCCGAGAAGCCCGAATACGAAAATGGCAAGCTCATCAAGGGCGATGACCCATTCGCCGAATCGACGTGGCGCAAGTCCAATCCGGGCTACGGAATTAGCCCGACGAAGCGGTACATGCTCGAGGCTGCGGAGAAGGCCAAGGACTCGCCTGCTGAGCTGGCGCGGTTTCTGCGGCTGCACTTGGGTGTTCGGACCAAGCAGGAGACCCGGTATTTCGAGGTCGAGGACTGGGACGCCAACGCCTCGATCGTGGACCTTTCCCGGCTGGCCGGCCGCCAGTGCTACGGCGGGCTGGACTTGGGCTCGACATCGGACCTGACGGCGCTGGTGTGGGTGTTCCCCACCGAGGACGGCGCTTTCGAGGTACTGGCCCGGCATTGGGCGCCAGAGGATTCCATTCCGGCGCTCGATGAGCGCACCGCGAACGCGGCATCGACGTGGGTCAAACAGGGCTGGCTGACGACTACCCCGGGCAACGTCACCGATTACGACTTCATCGAGGCGCAGATCAGCCGGGACCGTGACGAGTTCCTGGTGCAGGAATGCGCCTACGACCGCTGGAACGCCAACCAGCTGATCAACAACCTGACCAGCGACGGCGCCCCCATGCTCACCATGGGCCAGGGCTTCGCCTCGATGAGCGCGCCGACCAAGGATCTACAGCGGTTGATCCGCATCGGCGCCCGCACCGACGAGAACGGTTTACCAATCAAGCCGATGATCCGTCACGGCGGCAATCCGCTGTTGCGCTGGGAGATTGACAACTTCGCGGTAGCCATGGACCCCGCGGGAAATGTGAAGCCGGATAAGGCCAATGCCGGCGACAAGATCGACGGCGTGGTGGGGCTGATCATGGCGCTTTCGCGGGCGCTGGCCGCCAAGGAATCCGAGACGAGGAGTGCATATGCAGACAACGACTTTGTCGCACTGTGAGGCTGACCGGTGGGTCTAGCCTCATGGCTCGGGTTCGCGCCCAAGCCTTCTCAGATTCCAAGCATGCCAGCGCGGCCGACGTACGAGCTGATTCCCGAGGGCATGAGCTTGGACGAGTACTTGACCAGCATCATGCACCAGCCCGTCGAGAAGCTGTGGCGCGAGCAGCCGCACTTGCGCACCCTGGTCGGATTCGTCTCACGCAACATCGCACAACTGGGCATCCACGTCTTCGAGCGCGACGCCGAGGACGGACGCAACCGAGTCCGTGACAGCCCGCTCGCCGAGCTGCTACGCGATCCCAACGACGATATGACTCAGTTCGAGCTGATCGAGGCCACCGTTGCCTCGAGGATGCTCTACGACGAAACGTATTGGTACGTCGGCCGCGACAACAACGCACCGACCGGTTGGGTTATCCGGCACATCCCGACGACATGGGTCATCGGCACCGTCGGGCAGACGGCATTCAACGTCGCCAAGTACAAGGTGGCGATCCCGGGGACATCTGGGCAGTGGACCGAGATCGACGCCTCGGACATGATCGTGTTCCGCGGCTGGAACCCGGTCGACCCGAGGTCTGGTGTTTCGCCGGTTCATTCGCTGAAAGCGATTCTGGCCGAACAGATTCATGGCCAGGTGTTCCGTGACCAGATGTGGAAGCGCGGCGGCCGGGTCGGCTCGTATCTGACGCGCCCCGCGACGGCGCCGAGCTGGAAGGATGCGGGCCCCGACGGTACTTCGCCCCGCAGTCGATTCATTGAGCAGTGGAAGAACTCGTACGCCGGTGACAACGCATCCAACGCCGGAGGGACGCCGCTGCTTGAGGACGGCATGGAACTCAAGGCAATCGCGTTCAACGCCAAGGAAAACCAGTGGGCCGAGGGCGTGAAACTCTCACTGGAAACCTGCGCGCAGGTCTATTTCGTCAACCCCACGATGGTGGGCATTCTCGACAACGCGAACTACGCGAACGTGCGCGAGTTTCGCAAGGCGCTGTACGGAGACAACCTCGGTCCCGAGATCGAGCGGACGGTGCAGCGCATCAACAAGAAGCTGGTGCCGAAGCTGGCCGACCCACGAAACGTGTACTGCGAGTTCAATCTACAGACGAAGCTGGCCGGCTCGTTTGAAGAACAGGGCGACATGTTGCAGAAGGCCATCGGTGGCCCGTACATGACGCGCAACGAAGGGCGCGCACGACTGAACATGCCGCGCATCGACGGCGGCGACGAGCTGATCGTCCCGCTGAACGTCACCGCCAACGGTGATCAGAACCCGGTACCCGCAGGCAACGAGCCAACCGACCCGACCGAGGGAGATAAGAGCAATGGCCGCCACACCAACGGACACGATCTGCATGTCCACTTCTGACGAGCTCGCCGCGAAGCTCGGCCCGCACGCCGACGCCGGCACCAAGGCCGTGGTCGTGAAGTTCAAGACCGACGGTCTAGAAGAGGGCGAATTCATCGGATATGCCAGTGTTTTCGGCAACAAGGACAGCTACGGCGATGTGGTGCAGCCAGGCGCGTTCACGAACACGCTGGCCGAATGGAAGGCCAAGGGTGTCCCGATCCCGCTGCTATGGGGCCACAACACCGCCGACCCCGATTTCAATCTCGGCGAGATCATCGAGGCCACCGAGGATGACCGCGGGCTCAAGGTTCATGGTCGGCTCGACATGGAATCGCCCAAGTCGGCGCAGACCTATCGGCTACTCAAGTCGGGCCGGGTCAATCAGATGTCATTCGCCTATCGCGTCGTCGACGGGGCGTATATCCAGCCAGAGGGCGAGGACAAGACCTGGCGGGATGCCTACTACGAGCTGCGTGAACTCGAACTCTACGAGGTGTCCATCGTGCCGATCGGGGCCAATCAGGAGACCGAGATCCTGGCGGTCAAGGCGGCCACCAGTGCCATGGCGGCCAAGGCCGGGCGCGTGCTGTCGGCCAAGAACGGACAGGCGCTGCGCGGTGCGCTTGCTCAGGCCGAAGAGATCGTGACCGCGCTCAAAAGTGTGCTGCCGGAAGAGGGTTCGGCAGACGAAGAAGACCAGGACCAGACCAGCGGTGAGGAACCGCCCGCCGGGGAGCCGAAGGCTTCGCCGGATGTGGCCACGCCGGACCCGTCCGTCTACCTGGCGCTGTTAGCAATCAACGAAGCCTGAAAGGGGCAAATGGGATGAATCCCAAGGAAAAGCTCGCAGCGCTGATCAAGGCGGCGCGCGAGGTGGCCGAGAAGGCCAAGAGCGAGAACCGGGCACTGACACCGGAAGAGCAGACCGACCTCGACGGCAAGATGGGCGAGATCGACCAGCTCAAGTCCGACATCGCCGCCGGCGAGAAGTCGGCCGCGACGCTGGCCGCGCTCGACCGGATGGCCGGCGAGATCCCGGGCGACGTTCAGTCATCCGGCGAAGGGCGCGCGGCGAAGTCCCTCGGCGAGCACTTCGTCAAGCACGCGCACGCGGGAATGCTCGAAAAGAAGGGCCAGTCCAACGTCACCGTCGGTGCGCCCGAGTTCATTGCCTCGAAAGCGGCCACCGACAACCACGTGGTGGGCGGCTGGACGGACGGCATGCCGCATCTGACGGATTTCGACCGGACCGTCGTGCAGGCACCGCGTGTTCGCCTCACGATCGACGACCTGCTGGCGCAGGGCCCGATCTCCGGCAACGCCATCAGCTACCTGGTGGAAGGTGCGCTCGAGGGCGGATTCGCAACCGTGGCCGAGGGTGGAGCGAAGCCGCAGATGCACTTCGTGAACCCCACGCAGAAGACCGACGCGCTCAAGAAGATCGCCGGCTTCATCACGCTCACCGACGAGTTCCTGGAAGACGCCGATTTCCTGAAGACGGAAATCGACACCCGGTTGCTCTATGAGCTTGCCTACATCCAGGAGCAGCAGCTACTCAACGGTGACGGCACCGGTCAGAACCTGCTCGGCGTGCTGAACCGCTCGGGTCTGCAGACCGAGGCATCGGCCGGGCCCGGCGACAACTTCGACGCGGTGTTCCGCGCCATGACGAAGGTCGAAACCAACGCGCAGCTGCCGGTGGATGGTCTGGTGATTCACCCGAACGACTACCAGCGTTTCCGTCTTACCAAGGACGGCAACCAGCAGTACTACGGTGGCGGCCCGTTCGCCGGGCAGTACGCCAACGACGGCCTGGTGCTGCAGCCTCCGCTGTGGGCACAGAAGACCGTCGTCACGCCGGCCATCGCCGAGGGCACTGTGGCGGTCGGTTCGTGGAAGCTGGCGGCGACGGCCTACCGCAAGGGCGGCGTCCGCGTCGAGTCGGCAACCCAGCACGCTTCGAATTTCACCAGCAACCTGGTGACGATCCGTGCCGAGGTGCGTCGCGCACTGGCGGTTCGCAAGCCGCTGGGATTCTGCAAGGTCGCCCTGGACTGGACCCCCTAGTCCGCTTCTCTGATAACCGGTGCGGCGCCGTGGATTACATATCGCGGCGCCGCAACAGTTTCCCGAATCATCAATGATCATCCGAAGGAGAAAGTGATGAAGGAATACACACTGACCACGCGGCACGGCGAGACGACCGTGCAGCTGTCCGACGAAGACGCCGAGGCGTACGGCGATCGCGTCAAGCCCGTCAGCGCGAAGTCCAAGCGCGCGGCGAGCAAGGGGGCCAACCCCGAGAGCAAGACGACGCCGCCGCAGAATGAGGGCGCCGGATCGCCCGCGCCGAGCGCGTAGGTTCGATGCCCGAACTCACACCCGCCGATGTCGAGCAGTACACGCGAAAGCGGCTCGACAAGACGGACGCTGAGACCGAGCGGCTGCTGGCCGCAGGACTGGCCACGGTGCGGCAGTTCTGCGGCTGGCACGTCACCCCGGTTAAGACCGGGCACGAGGTCGAGTTGGACGGGCCCGGCGGGCGCCTGCTGGCCCTTCCCACCCTCAGACTCGTCACACTGACTGAGGTCACCGAAGACGGTAAGACGCTGGATGTTTCGGGCCTGTACGTGTCCAAGCGCGGGCTAGTACGCAAGAAGAGCGGTGGCTTTTGGTCGCCGCATTACGGCGCGATCACCGTGACCATGGACCACGGCATTGAGGACGCGGACGCGTTCAATGCGGCGGTGCTCTCATTCATTGATCGCATGTCGAAAGCCCCGACAGGCGGCGATCCGATAGCGGTGGGGCCATTCCGCTGGGCCGAGCAGAAAACCGTTTCAAGGTCGGCATTCTCCGCTACGGAGCTGGCGATCCTGGAGCAATACCGCCTGGAGAGTCCGGCGTGAGCGAGCAGGTGATCCGCCACCGCGGCGCCGGCCGCGACGAGAACGGTCAGCTGACCCAGGCAACCGACACCGCCCTGACGGCTATCGCCGTGGCACCCGGCAGCGGCTCGCAGACCGGGCAGGGACACCGCCAAGAGCGGGCGCGCAGCGGCGAAGACATCGCGTGCACGGTCTACTTCAACCCCGGTACCGACCTGATCAACAGCGACGAGCTGACGGTGCGCGGCAAGCGCTATCCGATCATCGTCAACGACTGGATGCTCTCGGGGCGTGGTGGCCTGGAGGTGCTGTGCTCCCGGGGGCAAGGCTGATGGCGTTCGAACTCGACCGCGACGGCGGCGCCGAAGTGCTCAAGGAGCTTTCCGCTGCTGCGATCAAGGATCTGGCAGGCCAGATTGCCGACCAGATCGGCCAGGGCGCCAAGGTCAAGATCTACACCACCGACCGCGCCGCGGCTACGGTGAGTGTGCCGGCCGAGATGCAGGCCAAGGATGGCGTGCTCACTCGTGCCGCCGTGGCGGCCGGGCTGGAGGTGCGGCCCAAACCCGCCACCGAGACGCGCAATCGCGGCAAGAGCCGCAAGGCACGGCCAGAGGCGACACCCGCGCAGGCGAAGGCCTCCGGCGACGCAAACGAGGCGTGGGTGGCTGCGCGGCGGGCACAACGCAAGGCGGGCCGGTGACGCTGCCTGCGGTGCGAGAGCCCGTCGACGTTGCGCGGCTGATCAAGGACTGGCTCAAGGCCGATTTGACGGCCCGGTTCCCTGAGCTGTCGGTGCGTCTGGAGCTTCCGGCCAATTGGGCGCTCGGGTCTCCCCCGGTGCTGCTGGTCGCCGATGACGGCGGCACGCTGGACATGTGGCCGGCGGCAACCGACCCCACCATTCGCGTCACGTCATGGACATCGGGCCGCGAGACGAAGTACGCCTACGCCGCGATGCCCCGCTTGCTCACCACCCGGATTCCCGGCCTCGCCGCGATCCTGCCCGGCACCGCGTTCCTCGAGGCGCGCGACTCCAAGACCGGCGGTGACCTGATCTCGTTCACCGTGCGCACCCGAGCGCGCACCCGATAACCGCGCAGAACGCGCACCGATCAACCCCGTCAAATCTGGCGGGGTTTCTTGTTGGCCCGCAAGGGCTCTGGAGCCCTTGAAGGAGGGAAACCATGGCAATAAACCCCGACGCCACACTGATCCCGGACCAAGCCGAAGTGTGGATTGTGCTCAAGTCTGCCGTGACTGACATCGCGTCCATGATCCCCGAGACCGCGACTATCGCAGCCGAAGCGCTCGAGGCGATGGGCTGGGAGGAAGTCGGCATTGTCGATGACAAGAAGGGCATCCCGCTCGATCCGTCCGGTGAGGTCAAGGAATACGACGGGTTCGGACACCCCGCGTTTAGGGTGAAGTTCCGCAAGGGCAAGCTCAAGAGCGGTTTCACTGCGCTGGAATGGAATTCGGTCACTCGGAAATTCGTGCTGCCTGGCTCGGCCAGCAACAAGATCGGTATCCCCAAGGACATTCAGGCGTACCTGCTGTATCGGTTCGTCGATGAGGATCGGGCCACGGTGTGGGTGCAGCTGCGCCCGGCGCTGGTTGAACTCAAGGGCCATGGCGGCATCGTCGATGGGGAGTTGTCATGGGCTGAGCTGACGGTGCACCACACCGCCGATGCCAACGGCGACGCGTTCGAGGTCGTCGATGCCAGCGCCGATGATGTCACCAAGACGTTCACCATTGATTCTGGTGTCACGGAGTACACCGTGACCGCCGGCGCCGACACCACGGCCGCTATCACCACCAAGACCGCGACGGCGCTCCGCAATGCCCTGCGCGCGCTCGCGAGCGTGCAGGGGCTGCCCAGCCCCGGCGTGACCGTGACCGGGCCCTCGGGAGGCCCGTTGGTGGCGGTGTTCACAGCCCCGATCACCCCGATCTCTGCGGCCGGCACCGGCGGCACCGTCACCGTCTCGTAGTCGAAAAGCACTCGCCCCGGACGCGAACCGACTCCCGCGCCCGGGGCGGGGCACCACCTCAGCGAGTCGGCCCCTTTCCCCTGTAGCCAAGGAGTCGAACATGACCGCACCACGTAAGAACATTCCCGCCGATGCCCCCAAACCGCAGGACCGCAAAGCCAAGAAGAGCGCGGCGGCACGCAAGGCCGAGGCAGAAGGATTCGCCACCATCGAGCAGTGCGGCGTGACACTGCGATTCCCGACCAAGAACCTCCCCATGAAGGCCGTCCTGCGCTATCAGGGCCTCAACGATGATCTGACGCCCATCGAGCCCAAGCAGATGATTCCGACGATGGGCCTACGGGAGCTGCTGGGCGCCGAACAGTGGTCGGCATTCCTGGCAAAGAACCCCACCATCGAAGATTTCGAGCAGGCCAGCGACAAGATAGGTGAAGTGCTGGGAAACTAGTTAGCCTCTTTCGCCTGCTCGCCGAGCATGGCGATGAGATAGAGGCCGACCTAGCGCAGTACTACAACGGACTCGAACTGACCGATTTGTACCGCGGCACCCTCTCTGTCCGCCGTCTGGGCGTGCTGATTCGTCAGCTGCCGCTGCGATCGCGGTTGGTGACCGCGCTCAACGGCGGTCGCCCCAAATGGACAACCATCGAGCATCTGCTCGCCGACATCTGGGCGGTGCTGGTCAAGCTGCTGGGCGACCCGGACAAGGTGCCCGAGAACATCGACCATCCGGTACGTGCCGAGATGGCGGCAAATGAGAAATCCGAGCACAAGCGGGCGCTCAAGGAGCGCTACCTGAAACGCAAGTCTGACCGGAGACGTTCATGAAACCTGTTGTGGAGGTGATACATACGTGACGACCATCGGGTACGCGACACTCCAGATCATCCCGGCACTGCGGGGCGTGACCGAGGCGATCGACCAGCAGATTGACGGCAAGGTCGTCAACGTCTCTATCACGCCCAAGGTTGATCAGAAGGCCGCCGACACCGCGGGCAAGCAGGTCAAGGACACCATCGAGAAGCAGACCACCGATGTTGCGGTCAAGCCCAAGGTCGACCAGCCCGCCGCGGAGACCGCCGGCAAGCAGGCCAAAGAGACGGTCGAAAAGCACACCGGCGATGTCAAGGTCACCCCGAAAATCGAATCCGCGGCGATGGTCAACGCGGGCGCGGAGGCGGGCGCGCGGGCGGGCCGCGCCATCGGCGAGCAGATCGCCAACACCATCCCGACCGGAATGGGCGGCATCGGTGGAACCGTCGGCAACGTGCTGCGTAGCGCTCTACCGGGCCTGGGGTCAGTGGTGGGCGCGGGCACCGGCGCGGCGATCGTGACGGCGATCCTCGATAAGGTCAGCAAAGGCAACTACACCAAGGCCGGTGAGTCCATCAAGCACAGCCTTGTTGGCGCGGTGGACAAGGCCAACGTCGGCGCCGATATTGCTGTCCGGCTGGGTAATTCGCTCTCTGGAGGCCTATCCAAGGCGTCCGACAAGATCACCGCCGTCACCGGCTCGATCACCGGCAGGATCAGTGAAGTCGGCAATGCGCTGACCACCACCAAGGAACTGATCGGCGGGGACGACGCCTGGGGTGCAGGGGCGATCGACACACTGAACAACGCCCTGGGCACGGCAACCCCACTGCTGGAGGGGATGAACGCTGCCGCGGTGCTGGCCTCTGCTGGGGCGAACGCGATCGCGTTGGGCACCAAGGCCGCTGCTGCTGCGCAACGGTTGTGGAACCTAGCGATGACTGCCAACCCCATTGGCTTGGTGGTGACGGCTATTGCCGCATTGGCAGCTGGAATCATCTACGCGTACAACCACTCTGAAACCTTCCGCAAGATCGTTGACGCCGCCTGGGCGGCGATCAAGGTTGCCGCCGAGGCGGTCGTGAAATGGTTTATGGACACCGCATGGCCGCTGCTCAAGCGGGTGTGGGAAGGCATCGGCGAGGGCTGGAGTTGGCTGGTCACCAAGGCTGGCGAGGTCTGGACTGGCGTCAAGGAGAAGTTCACGGCGATAGTCGATTTCGTCAAAGGACTGCCGGGTGCTATCACCAACGCGGCCAAGGGTATGTGGGACGGGCTTAAGAACGGCCTGGTGGCGGTGCTCAACTGGATCGGCGATAAGTGGAATGCGGTCGCCGACACGCTGTCTATCGAGGTCGGTGGCACCAAGATCAGCGCGATACCACACATGCCCAAGTTCGACGGTGGCGGCTACACCGGCAACGTGCCGGCCCAGCAGATCGCGGGCGTGGTTCACGGCGACGAGTTCGTGATCAAGTCCAAGTCGCGCAAGGGGATTGAGAATGCCTACCCCGGCCTGCTGGACTACCTGAACAACCAGGGCAAGTTGCCCGGATATGCACAGGGCGGGTTGGTCAAGGGCACTGCCGAACTCAGTGACATCATCTCGCAGCAGTTCAGACCGTCCGGCGGCATCGGCGGATATCGTTCTCCCGACGGCAAATTCAACGAGCACTCAACAGGCCGTGCCCTGGATGTAATGGTTGGCAACGACAAGGCCAAGGGTGATGCGGTCAAGGACTTCGTGTTATCGAATGCCGCGGCTATCGATCTGAAGTGGGCGATCTGGCGCCAACACCTGTACTACCCGGGTGGTGGCGGGTACGACATGGAGGATCGGGGCTCGCCGACCGATAACCATATGGATCACGTGCACATCTTCTCGGGTCCAGGTATCGCCAATGGCCTTCTCGGGTCGCTGCAGTCCAAGACCGCCGCGGCGGTTAACGCTGGGACTAAGGCTTCCGGCCCGCCAGTCGGTGATGCTCCCGGCGGTTCCCTTGGCGCGGAGGCGGTGAGCGCTGCCGCGCCGGGTGGTGGCTCGTCGTCCACCGGCGGCGGGTTCAATCTGCCGTCATCCCTCTCCGGGCTCTCGGGGATCGGGCTGGCCGGTATGGGCGTCACAACGCAGGTGCCCGGTCAGCCAGAGCGCACATTCGAGTTCGGCAACGCAGCTGCCGCGGCGGTCGGCGGACAGGTGTCCTCGGCGCTCGGAGTGCTCGGTGTTGGCGATTCGCCGGGCTGGCTCAAGGGAATCTCTCAATTCGTCAGCGGCATATCCGTCGGTGGTGGCGGTTCCGGTGGTGGCCTTGGCGGCGCACCCGAGGGAGCAGGCCCCGGCGCCAGATTCGGCGGCGCGACCCCCATTGCCGCGTCGGCCGCTGTGCCGGCGCCCGCAGCGCTTCCCGCGGGGGCGGCTCACGGCACGCAGGCCGGGGCACGGCCGGGGCCGGTGTTCAACACCACGATCAGCGCGTTCGACACCACTGACGCGGTAGCGATGTGGGATCGCAGGAAAAACGAAATTGCGGCAGCGAGATTGGATAGGTACTGATGGCGGTCGCGACGATCACGCTGGAATCGTCCAACGGTGACTCGGTGGTGGTGTCCGCACCCAACGATGAGTACCTGCTCGATGACATCGTGCTCGACACTGATCCGAAGGGTATGTACGACACCGGGTTTACGATGCGCACCCAGTCGGGAGCATTCCAGCCCGGCGGGCGGCCGGTCGGCGAAGAGGTACCGATCCGCAATCCGATTCTGCCGTTCTGGCTGACCCCAGCGTCCCGCCCTCGGTTTCAAAAGCTCTGGGGCACTCCGTACAACCTGCGCAAGGTCAAGTGCACATGGGACGGACCTTCGGGCCCGCGTTTCCTGTATTTGAAGCTGGCCAAGGAGATTCAGTACACGACCGAGGATGGTTTCGACGCTGATATCGACAAGGTCTATCACGCGGTGGTCTCCGCGCACGCGTACAACCCGATGTACGAGGGCGTCGAGGATGTTGCCGATTGGGTCAATCCGGGCAACTTCACCGTCTATCTCGCTGCCACATCTGGAACCTTCAAGCTGGGGTACGGCCCTGCCGGTGCGGCCGTCCTCACCGAGCCGATTCCATACGACGCTGACGCCGCAACCGTGCAAGCCGCACTGGAGGCGCTGTCAACCATCGGGGCCGGAAATGTCACCGTGACCGGCGATCCCGGTCGCTGGACCGTTCGCACACCGGCAACCTGCCCCGGAATGCTCACGGTTGATGGGACATCACTTGCGCCGCTGTCGTTCTCCATCACCCTGGGCACCCTGTCCTACACGATCACCATCGGCGGCCAGACTACTGCGCCCATCGCATTCACTTCGTCAGCCTCGACGCTACGGCAAGCCATCGAGCAGCTTTCCAACATCGGCACCGGTGGGGTCACGGTGACCGCCACATTGTTCGGGTTCGCGCTGTCCTTCATGACCGGGCCGCTGAATGGATTCCTAGTCGCGTTGTTCACCGGGAAGTCCACGGCGGGCATCCACATCGCCCGCGTGGTGACCAACCCGAACACCGGGTATTTCGACGTATGGAACCCCACTGATCAAGACCTCTGGCCCGAATGGGAACTCGACCCCGCCATTCAGTGGCAGTTCCCAGACTTCGCGTTCGGGCAGGAACGTAAGTGGAACCGCCCGGTGGGCGCCGACGCGGCACGAATGATCGTCACTCCACAGCTGACCCAGATGCTGTCCGTGATGTCTGACCCGTTTATGGACACCTACCTCAGCGCCGATCTGTCGAATGCGGCGGGCCTGTTCAACGGGGTGGAACCGCTCTACCCGGTGCCCCAGTACACCGGCACCGCCGATGATCCGGTGGTGGTGCCGGTCGTGTGCCAGGGCCCCTCGGGAGCGAAGGCCACCTTGCGGCAGCGTCGTTTCTGGTCGGCAGAAAGCGGACTTGAGGCGTGAGGGTCAACGCGGTCGCCTTGCACCTTGTGCCCGGCACACCCGAAACCGGACTGTGGTGCGAAATCTGCCTACTGCCAAGCCGGTACGAGGTGGCGCTATACGCGCTGGTCGGTGACAGTGCGCCGATCCACGTCGGTACCTTCCACGGCTGCGACGGGCACCAAGCATGACCGTCGCGACGTTCGCTGAGCCGTTCACCGGCACCGATCACGACGACTTCGCGGCGTGGGCACGGGAGGTGCGCGAGTACCGCATTGAGCGCGCCTACGACCCGCCGCACATCGAGCTTTACGACGGCGATTGGGTCTATCGCGGCACGGTGCGCGGCGAACTGGGCGGGCGGGTCAATCCGATCGTCAACCAGACCGGGACCATTTCGCTGCGCCTACCGATCGATCTCGACGACCGCCGGGGTACGTGGCCGGCGTTCTGGGCGCTCGACGAAGAGGCGCGCGGCACCAGCAATATCCACGTGATCGTCGAGACCATGGGCGCCCGCATCGGCGGCCGGATGAAGGCCAAAGACGGTGTGCATATTGAGCGTGGGGCCACCGGAGACGTGGTGGTCATCGACTTTCTGGACGATATCGAAGAGCTGAAATTCGTTCATACAGCGGGCAATCCGTTCCTACCGTTGTCACTAATCCAGCAGCCGAAGGCGTGGATGCTGCTCGCGCAGGCTGATCACGGGATCTTGCTGACAATGGCGGCGAATCTACTTCGGTTGCAGCTGACCAACATTGACATCGGCACCCTGTTCAAACTGCTCGACCCGGCCAACTGGAACATTCCCGAGCTGGTCGACACATTCCTCAACATCTGGCAGCAGTCGCAAATCGTCATCGTGCCACGCACGTTCGGCGATTCGGTGGCCCCGCTGTCGCTGGTCGTCGGCAGCATCAAGACATCGATCTTCGACGTGGCCGCGCCGATCATGGAAGACGCAGAGCTGCAATGGGATCTGAGGCGCTGGAAGACCGGCGACCCCGAACCGTGGCCTGGCGCAGGCACCAACTGGCGCAACGGCACCCTGTTCGTCCGCATCGTCGACAAGTCAGGGTTCCGCACCGGCACATCCATCGGCGGCAACCTGGCCACGGGCCTGACCCGAACAATCGCCGATGTGCTGTCCAACCACGTCGAGGACAGCTACAACCTGTTCACCGGGGAGACCATCGACGAGACCGGCTACCGGCTGCCCGGCATCCTCGGCACGCAGGCCGCGCACCCCTACGTGGTGTACCGGGACGGCGATATCACCGGCATTCAAACATCGAACTTCTCGCGTTCGCCCGGTGGTGCGGGTCGCATTACCGTGGGCGGCCAGTCCATGCCAGGTGTCAACGAACTGATAAGTGCCGCAATCCAATACGGCGGCGATGTGCTCGGCGACAACATTTCGGCGGCGATCAGCGCGGGCGTCGGGTTCACGGTGTCGGTCGGCTCCCTCGGCGGTGCGATCGATTCGTTCCTCAACCCGATCTACCGAGATTCGATCCTGGCGCACATGTCGGTTCCGCTGCTACTGCGGACAAGCCGTCAGGGGTGGGGTCATTACCTGGAGACCACCAGCACCAACGTCACCCAGGCATTCACCGCGGCGAGCGTGATGGACCTGCGCAGGCGCCGGCGTGAGACCGACCCTGACACCTCATTCAACCTGACCGTCGCCAACGCCTCGCCGTGGCTGATCGGGGACAACGGTTTCGGGCATTGGTGGCTGGGCGATCGTGTCGGCGGCACCAGCAAGTACCTGATGCCGCGGGTGTTCGTGCGCCGCTGCCGGTCTCTGGACATCAATTGGGGTGAGCACCGGCCGTTGACGGTCGAGGGCACCTTCGGGGACACCCGCCAGGAAAAGGACGCGATCGAGCGCATGGCCGAACTGATGAGCCGCACCATGAGCGGCCTACAACAGATAGGACTGTGGTGACAGAGGGTATCTCGCCCGAAGAGGCAAAAGCGCTGGCCGACAAGGTTGTCGAGTCCGAGTTCATCCCGAAGAAGATCCCGGCCGCCGACGACATCGACGCGCAGACCAAGGCTGTTGGTGGCGCGCTGGCCTCGGCATTGCTGACCGCGACGGAAATGCCGCTGCATGTGTTGCAACCGTGGGTCGCTGACTTGTCGGCCCAGCTGGTAGCACTCGGAATCCGCCAGACCGAGCATGTCGACCCCACCGCGGTGCACGCGCCGGCCTGGATCACCGATGGGGTACGCCAGGAATCGATCAAGCTGCCCGAGCAACCCCAGCACACCGAAGCCGATCCGCATGTGGAGATGACCGCCACCGCGCCCAAGTGCCCCAAGCGCATACCCAAGGCAGCCCGGGCGGTGCGGCGGTGACCACCCCCGGCGGTGTGCCCAACCTTCCCGTTGGCGCACTGACAGTCGAGACCCTGGCCGAGAAGCTACAGGACTTGACGCCCGCGACGATGCGCAACCGCGCCGCCGAACGCATGCCCGGCACGTTCCACAGCTCCACCGGCGGTGACCCGCTGCAAGACCTGACGCCGTTCGGGATCTTGACGAAGCTGTTCGCCGGATTCAATTCCCACGTCGCCAACGCCGACCCGAACGATATTCAGGGCCCCGAAGACCTGCCCGGCCTGCTGCTCGACTTCATCGAGAGCCTGCCCGTTGTCGGCCAGTTCGTCGGCCTGGCCGAGGCGATCATGGGCACCTACGACGGCGACGACGAAACGCTGCTGGCGATTCAACAGATCTTCATGCCGATACGCCGACTGCTCCAGCTCGCCTCGGGACAGGACGTTGGCTGGCCCACCCTAGAAGAGATTGAAGAGGGTTGGGGCAACCTGTTCGCGGCTATCGCCAAGGCGGTCAGCCAGTTCTTCAAGGGCGTTATTCCCGCGGCGTGGGTTGCTGATGTCCAGAAGGATCTCACCGACGGTGCCGGCGGATTCACCGACCCGTCGGTGGTCGACGATAACCCGGACTGGCACTACGACGCCGCGCAGAACGGGCACCTGTCGGGCAAGTCGATCTACGTCAACGCCGACGGCCATCTGTACGTGATCAGCGTCAAAGACCCTTTCGAGGTGGCACCGGGTCAGACCGTGGACATGGGCGCCTCGGCGATGTGGCAGGGCCTCGCGGCCACGGCGGGGTCCAATCCGATTCGGTTGTGCATCACGCCGTTCGGCCCGGACGGCACCAAGCTGCCCGATATCGTCATCAAGCAGATACAGCCGGTGGCCGCGGACTCGGCATGGGTGCGTGCCAGTCTGACTGGCTCATGGACCGTCCCGGCCGATGGTTCGATCAAGTGGGCAACGGTGACATTGGTGGTCACCGAGGGCGCCTCGGGTGGGCCGGTCCATTTCTCGAACGTCGCTTCGGTGATGTCAAACCTGGGACCGGTGCTGGGTAAGTTCAGATCGTTCTTCGATGCCATTGGTGGACAAGCCAACTCGGGTATCGTGCAGTTCGAGCAGCGATTCGCCGCGATCACCGCCGACGGCAAGATCACCGCCTCGGAACTGTTGGGCCTAATCGGCCTGGGCAACATTCCGACGTTGCCCCAGGTCAAGATCCAAGACCTGCAAACCACGTTCAATCAGTTGGGTGACATCTACAACGGCTTGGTGGTAACGCCGATCAACGGATTTGTCGCGGCCATCGCAACGTGGTTCGGGGCCAACAAGGACAAGACCCAGAAACTCACCAGCGGCGGAACCCTGTCCGTCGGAGATGTCGTCGGTAATTTCGATATGAGCCGGGTCGACGATCTTGTCGATAACCTCGGCAACATTCTGTCTGGGGTCAAGGACGGCGCCGACGGTGTGGGCACCGGCACCACGGGCGCTATCGGGGACCGCATCAATCAGGCCAAGGACTCGCTACTGGCGCTGCTGGGCCTGTCTCAAGATGCGCTCAAAAGCGCTATCGCCGCACAGACCACGTTGCAAGAGCAGGAGACCGAGCAGAACACCGGCGACGGCAATAGCTACAGTTTCGTGTTCTCCGGGGCCGACGGTGCCGCACTGAATGCGACCGATTGGACCACCGGCCCCACGCCCGGCGATATCACCATTCGGGGCGACTCGGGATATGCGGGCGTCAAGAACGGCAACCCTGACGGTTACTTTTTCGCCAGCCCCAACTACACCTATGCCAGCGACGGACAGTCGGCCTCATTCGTGCTCGGCAACACCCAAAACGGAAACTACTACTCCGGGGTGTTCATTCGCTGCAACGCCGATCGCACCACGGGCGCCTACTGCCTGGCCAAAGAGGGCGAGGTCCGCGTCGGCAAGTTCACCCGCGCAGGTACCAGCTGGACGTTCGCTACACCGATGACCTTTCAAGGCGGGCTCTCGTCAGTCAAACAGGGTGCCCGTATCGAAATTCGTTGCAGCGGCAACAACTTCTTTGTTCGCGTGAACGGCAAGCCGGTCACCTCCGCGACCGATGTCGCGGGCACCATCGCCGCCGGGCCGGACTATCGATACGCCATGTTCTGTGTTCAGCGCGCAACGTCGTGGTTCACCTACGACTCCTACCGCATCGCAGCATTCGCCATGTCCGATTACAGCCCCTCGGGAGGTAGTGCCACCTTGTCGAACGCGTGGAGCCTAACCCGCTCGTCCACTTCAGGTTTCACCTACACCGACCCCATCACCTCAGCGGGCCAGCTACCGGCGTCGTTCTTCACCTTCACCGACTACGCCAATGGCGCCACCATCACCGACCTTGGCCGAGGCGCGGTGACCGTGGACCAAGCCGGGCTCTACAAGCTGGCGACCACCTGCCGCCCATACTCGGCCAAGGGGCCGGTCACCCCGCATTGGTGCCTGTACCGCAACGACGTTCAGGTCACCGGAGCCATCGGCCCCGGCGCCGAATTCGAGATCCTGCTCAACGCGGGCGACAAGATCCAACCCGCCCTGATCGTCGTCGATTACGACGTGCGCTCAAACGGCTCCACCGGCTCGGAAACCGTTGTCTCGCGCACCATCACCCAAGTATTCGGCGTGGCCTCCTTCACCGGCCGAAAACTCATCTAACACACCACAGGAGAACTCACCCATGACCACGCCCGAAGCACCAGCCACCGTCGATGACAACGAGGATCTGACAGACCCCCCGGCCCCCTCGCCCACCCCGGATCCACCCGCGCCAGAACTGCCGCAAGAACCGCCCACGCCACCCCAGGCGGCGCAGATCCCCGAGCCGAGCACCACGTTCACCATGCCCGAGCTGCCCGGAATCACCTTCGCTGTCGTGCGTGGCGGCTTGGACATCGACGGCAAGCTCAACCCGTCTTGGATTCAGATCACCGGCACTGACAGCGAGGGTGCGATAGTGTCCCGCATAGGATTCGCCGGGCCCTAACGTGCCCTGGTCCACCAGCCCGACCGTTGCCGCCACGCGGTCGGGCGGTAAGTGGTCGGTCAATCCGGCCGTGCCAGCTCCCGCACCAAACGGCCGGTGGCACGCCATCATCGGGATCGATGCCGCACTGGCAGTGATGTGTGTCGGCGAGGTTGAGCTGACCGCCATGCAGGCCATGGGCGTGGTCTTGTCGGTACACCTTGACCGCGAGCTGGCGTTGGCCGCGGTGTACCAGCTGGCCGCGCAACGCTCGATCCTGATCACTCGCAACCTTGCGCTACAGGCCACATTCCAACAAGACCTCGCGCTGGCCGTCACCATGGAACGGGCGCTGTTCCTGGCCAAGGTGATCGGCATCGACCTAGCCAACGCGCTGGAGATGACCGGCACCATCGGCCTGCAACGCGTGGCCGCAATCGATCTGACGTGCAACCTGACGGCGCCGCGCTCGATCGGTTTCGACAAGCTGCTGCCCGTCGACCTGACACGCACCGTCTCGATGTCCTCGGCGCTGGTGATCGAGCGCGTCGCCAAGATCGACGCCGCACTGACGGTCACCACGGCCCGCGCCTGCACCCTCGGCTATCCGCCGGGCGGTTTGCCTGTCCTGGCCAGCTACACCACCGCCGGTGCGTTCACTCACAACATCGTGCGCAACTGCGACTTCATGGACTGCGTTGGGTGCGGTGCCGGAGGCGGCGGGGGTGGCGGTGACGGCGGCCTGGGCAGCACCGGACAGGGCGGCCGTAAAGGCGCATGGAACGCGCGCACCGTCGCCCGCAACATCGACATCCCCGGCTCCGCATTGACCCTGACCGGCATGGTGGGCGCGCCCGGAGCCGCGGGAGCCAAGGAGAAAGACGGCGGCGCCGGCGGTGACACCACATTCCTGATCAACGGAATCACCACCACGTGTGCCGGCGGCGCCGGCGGTAAAGGCGCCTACGCCGGCAACGGACTCAACCAGCCCGGCGAGGCTGCGGGCAACACCACCCTCAACGGCCAGACCTACACCGGCGGCGCACAGGCAGGCACCAACACCAACGGCAACTCACCCGGAGGCGGCGGCGGCCCCGGATCGGGCGGCGTCTTCGGAATCGCCAATCCCGGACGCCTCGGCGGAACGGGCATAGCACATATCCGGTCGTATCAATAGAAAGGGAAATCCACTATGGCATGGGGAATTTCGGCCTACCTGGCGAACAAGATTCTCGATCACATCTGCCGCAACGTCGCCTACACACCACCGGCAACCGTGTACGCCAAGATGCACACCGGCGATCCCGGCGCGAACGGAACGGCTAACGCATCCTCGGTGGCCACCCGCTACCCGTGTGCGTTCAACGCTGCTGCGGCCGGTTCGATCAGCCAATCCAACACCCCCGAGCACACCCTCGGTGCCACGGAAACCATTGCCGGGGTGTCGTTCTGGGATCACCCCACGGCCGGAAGCTTCTTGTGGTCATCGCAGGCCGCCGTCTCCAAGTCCGGTGCCAGCGGCGACATCATCCGCATCAACACCGACACCCTCGCACTCGGCCCGCTGGCGGCATGATGCGCCGCCAGCTGCTCATCTATCCGGCCCTCTACCTCGCCGTGTTCGCCGTCGCGTTCCGCCTCGACTGGTGGGCATCTGACCAGCTTTCGTCCTACGCACAAGAAATCGACCCACGCATCGAAAAGGAGTACACCCGATGACCACGGTGATCACGAAACTCAAGGCCCGTGAGGTTGACAACTTCTGTCGCGCCCGCCGCGGCTTGCCGTACGCATTCGGTGGCGCGTTCAGTACCGACCCGAAGCGCTCCACTGACTGCTCGGGGCTTGTCTTGCAGACTGGCGCGCTGCTGATGGGGCGCACCGACTGGTCCGGAAACCGGTACGGCTCAACGGAATCGTTCCGTTTGAACTATCCGATTGTTTTCGACATCGGGTTCAAGCGACTGCCCGCCGGTGGCGTGAAGGCGCTGGGATTTCAGCCGATCATGCTCGTCGGGTTGCAGCACGGCGGAGGGGGCGAATACAGCCACACCGCGTGCACACTGTTCTACGCCGATGTTCCCGGCGGCGAGATCAAACAGTCGGTGCGCGGTATTGACTGGGAGAGCCACGGAAACCGCAATGGCGTCGGAGTCGACTACTACGACAACGCCCGCGCCTGGAATGACCCGCTGTTCCACGACTTCTGGTACCTGGACGCCAAGCTCGAAACCGCTGCCACCCCTGCAACGCCACAGCCCGTCATCGTGGGGCCCGCTGACGACCAGCTCACCATGCAGTGGAACTGCCTCGGCGGCCAGACCCTCGTCGAGGCCGTCGCCGAGATCCGAGACAAGGTGTGCGGCACAGCAGATCGCAGCAAGGCCGGGGTGGTGCTCCGATGAGCGCGCGGCTACCGCTCAAGTCCGGGTCTTCGGATGCGCGCGGTGACGACGTGTCGCACTGGCAGCGGTGGGGCAAGCAGTACGCCTCGGCGTACGGAGACCTCATGGGCCCGGTGGACGGGTACTACGGAAACGGCGACGCCGCGTTCACCCGAGAGATGCAGCGCCGACTCGGATTACCGCAGACCGGTGTATTCGATGAGCTGACCGCCAGCCGGGTCGGCTATGGCGGCACCGTGGCTCCACGCCCGCGCCGCAAGATCTGGTTGTATTCGTCGCCGGGCTCGGGTGCCGACTGGAACGTGGGTCCGAGCTTCGCCCTCGGCGAATGGTGCAAGGGCGTGCTCAAGATCAACCATCAGCCGCTGTCATTCCAAAAGGGCGGCTACCTCGGACTGCTCGGCGGCGATGCGAAATTCAGCTACAACGAGGTCACCTACGACCAGTACAAGTCGCTGGAATACTGCCTCGACCACAACCCCGACATCAACGACCCGGATCTCGAGCTGTGGTTTTCCGGCTACTCGCAATCGGCCGACGGCATGGAGGACGCACTCGAAATCCTCTTCGGCGACGGCGGTTTCATTCATCCTGGCGACCCGACGCGGACACCTTCACCTCCCGGAAAGTACCGGCATCTGCGCGACCGGATCAACGGCGTGGTCCAGTTCGGCAACCCCTCGACTCCGGTCACGGGCATTGCTCGCAAGGCGCGGCCCGCGTGGCTGGCCAAGCTGGTGCGCAACGTCAACGCCCGGAACGACTTCTACGCCGTCGCGCCAGACAACATCCGGCCGGCGTTCTATGCGATCATCGTGCAGGCCGAGCTGGAGCTGCCGTTCTTCGTGCACGTACTGCGCATCGCGGTACCCATCATCACCGACTGGGCCACCGCGGCGCTGCCAATCATCGGCCCGCTACTCGGCGGGTTCGGCCCCATGGCGCAAATGGGCCTGGGCATGATCTCCGGCCTGCAGGGGATGGGGCAGAACCCCCTCTTTGGCAACCTCATGGGCCAGGCCGGATCCTCGCGCGATACCAAGGTCGACGACGATCTGCGCCGGCTGCTCTCGCCCACCGGAGTACTACAGAACATCCCCGGCCTCATCGCCCTCATCGCTGCGCTACCCGGCCTACAGGCACACGGCGAATACCACCTGCCCAAACCCGAGTTCGGCGGCCGGGACGGCATCGCGGTCGCCTACGACATCATCGCCGGATTCCGCCGATAAGCCTGGCATAGCTGGACTAGCCCGGACGGTCGAGCACGTGAAGTAGTCCACCCAAAACCCCAGCACAACGGCAGTGGTGGACGAAATAGCCGAAAACATACCGGGATTTATACCGGGCCACCCATGACCTGCACTGTTTCCGGTTTTGAACACGAAAATGAGAGGACAACCAACCATGCCCAACGACAACGTACGCCTGGCAATCCACGCTGCGAGTCTGCTCGTCTTCATTATCGCGGTGGCAGTGCTCGTCGCTCTCGATAAGCTCCAGAGTGGCGATGGCCTGACGTGGATCGTCACCGGCGCCGGTCTCATCACAGCCGGGCTCTCCACAACCAAGATGATTCAGGACCGGCGCGGCAACGGGCCGGACGGGTCGGCTCAGTGATCCTGCCATCAATCCCGATCACCGAATGGCCCCCACTGCCTCCGCTGGCCCGCGACGGATGGGAACTGGCCACCTGGATCGTCATCGCCCTGGTCGTGCTCGTCCTCGGCCTGTACCGCAAGGATCTTCGCGCCGTGCTCCACCAGGTCAAGAACAGCCACAAGACCAACCTCCGCGACGACGTGGACGGAGTTGGTGACCGACTCGACGACGTGCTCGACCGGCTCGAAGAGTTTGGCCGCGACCTGCGCGGAATGCGCTCCGATATCGGCGGCCTACGCGGCGAGTTGAGAGAAGAACGCAAGGACCGCTTGGCATTCGAGCACCAGGTAACAGAGAAGCTGCGCGACTCAAACTAGCCGACTGAGAACGTCCCTGCTCAAATCCACTGAGCAGGGGCGTTTTTCGGCATTCCTAAGCCTTGTCGGCTTGGCATGACGGCACAACGTGATCGTTGGTGATTGCGTGCAGGTACCAGACGTTCCTGTCTTGTGCCAGCTCAAATGTCGCCTCCGATGCTGCCGGGGCTTGGATTTGAGGGTCGTTGATTGTCCGCTGCGTGACGGACGTGTACGTGTAGCAGATGACCAGTGTTGCGGTGGACGCATTCAACGCAGTCGCGGATGTGGCGGCGAGATTCAAGGGGCCGGTTGGGTAGCTTTCGGCCTCGTCGGTTTCTTTGTTGCGGCCCACCGTTCCCAGTGAGCGCGCATCTTCAAAGAGTGCATTCCATGCCGTCCCGTCCAACTGTGGATCAACGATGGCCACGTACCGACGGTAGCTGGGACTGCCTTGCCCCGGTGCTCGGTAGCCTTCCACGGCTGGCCATATGTCCTTGGTGAACCTGGTGACTACCCCGTCTGTGTCGGGTGTGGGAATGGTGGACGTGCTCGCGGCGGGCGTTGTCTCGCGCACGTTCGTTGCGGTGCAGCCCGCCACCATCGCAACGAACAGCAGCGAGGCGAAAAGCCTTGTGGGTTTCACGGATTGAGCCTCAGTACATCGGTTATCCGCCCATCCCTGTTTGCATTGTCGATGCGCACCGGCACACCAGAGTAGGGCGCGTCAAGCATGAAGCCATTGCCGACATAGATGCCCGTATGCTCGGTGCCGCCGTTGAAGAAGACGAGAACATCGCCGACCTGGGCCTTGGAGCTGATCTGCGCGGACGGGATCTGTACTGCGTCAGGCACTTTAGTCAAGTGTTTGCTTATGTCAATGCGATCGGTCCCCGAACCGAGTTCCTTGCCGTCTGGCCTCTCGAATACGTCAACACCCGCGCCCTGCTGGAACGAGTAGCGAACCAAACCGCCGCAATCGAACCCAGTTCGATTCCAGTCCTGATGATCGTCGGCGCCACCGCCGTTGTCCCCATGGCCCTTTGACGGTCCATTCACATCGGTGTTGCCACCCCACGCGTAGGACACGCCTTGCGAGCGGCCAGCGGCCCCGATGGCGCGCAATGACTTATCGCTCACGGCTTCTGGCTTCGGCAACGCCATCGGTGCCCCGATGGCCCGTTGTGTGCCGTCCGCGTTCTTGCCCGATAGGTAGTCTTTCCATGCCTGGTCGCGTGCCGGGCCGGGGCCAACGTTTTGGTCGTACCCGGGCGGGTTATCGGCCATGGGGATCGTCTTGCCGGGGATCATGGTCGGCTTGGCCCCGTTGGGGTAAGGGGGGTTTCCATCGGCGCCGCCGATCGGGCCGGAGGCGAGGATCGACGGGTCGGAGGGCTTGGGATCAGGCGGGCCGACATGTGGCCCATCTGCTACCCCGCCGCCAGGTGTGGTGATCGCTTTGAGTGCGTCGGCAATCTCTGCGTCAACCGCATCGGCCTTGTGGAGCAGCGCTTTCATTTGGTCTTCAAGCTGTTGCTTGGTGGCAACGCTCTGCATATCGCCGAGGGAAACACCGCTCGTGTTGATCGAGCCGTCGTTATTGAGCTTCCAGTGGACCAGCTCGCCGCTTTCGTTGTAGCTGCCGTTGCCGACGATGGTGGCCTTCAAGTAGCGGTACTTCGACTTGATACCCAGCACCTCGTCGTAGAGGGGCCGCAGCTTGTCGGCGACAGCCTTGGCCTGATGCCCTTGTTCGTCGACATCCACACGGACCTTGCCGTGGTAGCGGTGCCACGCATCTGCCGTCAGCCCACCCCAGCTGGACAGGTTGGCCTGCACTCCCTCGAGAGTGTCGCCGAGCTTCACATGCGATTTGTGAATGCCATCCATGGTGCCGATGACGTTCTCCAGCCCTTGAGCGTCCCAATGCTCGATATCGTCGCACTCGGCCATCTACCGGCCCCGCCCGTACTGGTCAGCGTTCAGGTCATCCATTGCAACCACCTGGCCGGTGAACTCCTGCATCCCGATCCCGTGCTCGGTCAGCTGGTGGTGCAACGCCCGCTTCTGGTCGGTCAACGCCGTGTGCGCCGACTCCAGCGCCCCTTTGGACTGACCCCACATCTGCGACACCGCGGACTCAAGGGCTCCGTGGTGGCCGTCGTGCTCCGCCTTGGACTGCTCCACCGCGTCGAGCAGCCGGTTGGACTCGCGCATCATCGGGTCCGGGTGAAGCTCAAACGAGTACGACATATTTGCCCCCTGTGGTAGCCGATGGGGGCAATATACGTGCGCAACCGGGTGGCCGCTACCCCCTGAAGGGCGAATCGTCATGTTGCCCGAGACGGTCTCCATCCGATTCTGGCTGACCCAAGGCAAGATCGCTGCGCGACGGTACTGTGTGGCCTACAGCTGGGCGGAAACACACTTTCACACCCCGGATTTGTGTCCTTACACCCCGCCCAGCTGCCAAAATCCCAGCTAGCGCAGCGCCGGCAGTTTCGGGACGCAGCGGGTCATTCGATGTGCCCCGGCTCGCCAGGAGGGATAGTGTCAGCGGTGACGGTGTAGGTCTCGATCCCGCTCCGCTCGGCGGGGATCACGTCATGCGCCCACTGGGGGCAGCCACCGTAGTAGTAGACGCCGCCGCAACTGCTGTGGACATATTGCGGGTGCCAGTATCGGCGCGCTCGCTGCCATGATCCGTCCGGGTTGATCGGCCCGTCGCACATCTCGAGAATCTGTGGATTGAGGCCGAGTAGCGGCACGCGCGCACAGCCGGGTGGTGGTGGGTCAGCATTGGCCGACGGGCTGAACATCAACGCCGCGCAAATTGCGACCACAACCCCCGTGATCTTGTTCATGCGCGGATCGTACTGCGATTTACTCAGCTTCCGGCCAGGAATGCCACCAGTCGGTCCACCTTGTCGATCCCGGTGAAGTGCCGGGGCGCGCGGCGGCTGTCCTGTCCGTCGGCCCACAGAATCACTCCGGTGTGCGCGTACATGATGCTCACCCACGACGGCGTGCCGGGAAGCCGATAGACGCACTCACGGTGCGCATCAGCCGCCCCGGCACCACCATTGAAGACCCAACCGTTCGCCAGTGCGGCACGATCGATCTTCTGCTGGCCGGTCATTCTGATTGCCCTTTCGGTTGTGGACGGCGAGAGTTTAGGCCGCTGAATGCCAGGATGGCTGCGCTCCTGTCCCGCTGGCACCCTCGACAGCCGCCCTCATTTCGTGGTCGTCGACGGCGGTGTAGATCTGTGTCGTGGCCACCGAGGCGTGTCCGAGTAGCCGTTGAACGGCGCGAATGTTGCGGGTGGCGCGGTATGCGCGGGTGGCGAAGCGGTGGCGCAGCTTGTGCATGGTCCAGACCTCGGGCATGACCTTCGTGCACAGGGTGCCCACCCAGCGGGGCGACAGGTGTCCGCTGTCGTTGCCCGGGAAGAGCCAGCCGGTCGGGCTGCAGCCCGGAGTGTGCCCGGCCGCGCCGCGCTGGATCATGGCGGCGATCTCATCGGTTATCGGTATGACTCGATTCTTGTTGCCTTTGCCGTGCACGAGCAGTTGGTAGCCGTCGAATGATTCGATGAGATCGTTGGTGTGGACCTGGGCTACTTCGGCGCGGCGCATCCCGGCTTCGCAGGCCAGGTGCAGCATGACGGTGGTGCGTGCGTCGGCGGCGAGTAGCGATTCTTTCCAGATGCGATCGGGTGCGGGTTTGGGTAGCGGGACTGCGGCGGCGACGTGGGGGAGTTCGGTGGAAGGGTTGGTGTCGATCAGCCCGTCGTCGTGTGCCCAGCCAAAGAAGCTGCGGGCCGAGTTGCGGTAGCCGCGCCGGGTCTCGATGCTCCAATGCTCTTGTGTGGCGAACCAGGCCTTGAGCGTCTTGCCGGTGACTTCCGCGTGCGGCATATCGAGCGCCCGTGCGATCCGGGAGATATGGGACAGTCGCGTGGCAACGGTGGTCCCGGGGCGTCCGGCGGCGAGCAAGTGTTGCCGGTAGCTATCGATGAGCATGTCCCATCCGGCGGGAACGGGTAGAGGGGCTGGGCCGGACTTCTTGCGCGTGTTCATAAATGACCGACCGTAAGTCGGTGGCGAGCGTCCCCCGCCGGGCTTGCGCCGCCTGTGACAAAGCTGTGAGGTCGCCGTGCTGGGCCGGTAACCATCGCGGGCCTATGCTGCCCTGACTGGGAGGGTCAGAATGGGGAGATGCCGCGAAAACCGCACTTCGGACATGGTGCTAACACCAGACCAGAAGGTTAGGGGTTCGAATCCCTTCGGGCGCACCACACCACCGTCGCCATCCGGCCCATCGTTGCCAGGGATCGGTCGAGCGCCAGTCATGACGTAGCCGAATGAAATGTTGAGCGATTCGCAGATTACGTCCAGATCGTTCACATCAAACGGCGTTTTGCCCGTCATGCGCCGAGACATCCTGTCCTGACTGAGACCGGCACGCCGTGCGGCTTCCGAGTCGGAGAGGCCGAGTCGTGCGAATTCCATGCGCAAGCGCCGAATGATGGCATTGGCGCGGCTCTCTCCCCGCTGACCATCCACAAGCATCAGTGTTGTCATGGCGCGTATCTTACGCGCTGAACAAGTAAATGCAAGGTCAATAGCCTGGTAATGGCGTTCTGCGCGACACGCCAGCGAAATTACATACTTGCAACTTGCGCGCTGAGCGCGTAGACATGGCGTATGTCGCTCAGTCAAACCTCTCATCGCGCCGCTGCGGAAGTCCGCGCAGAGATGGCTCGCCAGGGATGTACTCAGGCAGCTCTGGCGGAACGCATCAACCGCGACCAACACTTCATCTCGCGCCGACTCTCCGGCAAGGTGTCATTCACGGTCGACGAGCTGGCCTGCGTCGCCGAAGCCCTCAACGTCACCATTGGGGCACTACTGGTCGACCCAGCCGAGGCTTCCAAGGCGACCGCCTCGTGAACGCACTCACCCATCCCGCCGACGAGCGCCGCATACGCGAGATCGTGCGGGAGGAGCTAGCTGCCCTCCAGGTCAGCGATGCGGGCCTCAAGACCTCGGGCATACGCCTCAAGCTCGATGAACTGCTCAATGAGCCGAGCCGTCTTGCTCGCCAGCTCGACGTGCCCCATGAGGGCGAGGCCGTAACCACCGATGACGGGGACGGCCTCACCCGGAGCTGGGATGCCCGCACGTTCGAGTACGTCGAGACGGTCAAGGTGGTGGCCTCGTGAGTGCCGCGTCACAACCCGAACTCGCGAAGGAGCGCACCGAACCTCTCCCAGGAGATGCCCGGGCGTTCCTGAAGGCGTTCCGTCTCATTTTCGATGATGACCATGCCCGCAACCAGACCCATGAGGAGCGGGCTCAATACCTCAAAGAACTCGGGGACCTTGCCTTTGGACGCCGCGATGCTAGCGCCCAGCCCCGTCAGGACATGGATTGTTGCCTGCATCGTTGGCGGAACTTGGTTCAGCAGCGCCTTGAACTCGTCAGGCAATCCATCGGGCAATTCACTCATCACCAAGCTCCTTACGTTGCACGGGCGCTAACCCGTTATGTGACCGACGCGTTCCTTACCGCGTCTCGGTGGTTGCAGCGTAAGGCGTGGGCCCGACGCGCCGTGGAATCCGGGACGCGGCCGTCGGGCACCACAGAAGGCGGTGCGCGATGAGCACGGCGAACGAACGGTCGATCGGCCAAGAGCTGGTGCGGATCATCCGCTCCGAGATCCGCGCCTACGACGAACGCAAAGACGAGGCGCTGCGGCTGCGCAAGGTCGCTGACCAGGCGGTCGCCGAGGCTGAGCGGGCTGCCAAGGCGGCGCGTGAGTCAAAGCCGAATTCCATCGGTGGCGCAATCAGCGCCGCCATCGTTGGCGATCTGAACGCGCAGGCCATCGACGCACTCTTCGAGCGTCAGCAGAAGCCGCTTGTGGACTTCACTACCACCGTCAGTGCCGCCTCTGTCGCTGACGGGCTTGGTGCATGGCAGCCGCGCAGCACAGGGGAGAACCCGCCACGTCGCCGATGGTGGCGCAAGAAGCGCTGAATCGTCATGTCTGACAACTGAATAGGAAAAACCCCGACGGCGGGCTCGCTCGCCAAAGTTCACCCGCCGCCGGGGCCACTGCGACCAGCCTACTAGGAGGCCGGCATGTCACACCGTATCTATGTCCCTGCTCAGCGCGTCGGCGGTGTCCGATGAGCGCCCCAACGATCCCGTCGGTTGCCGACCTATTACGCGGCGCACTAGCCGAGTTGCGCCGACCACTGGACCCCGCCACCGGGAACGGTTGGAAGCAAAGCGGTTATGGCGGCCATAACTCATGCAAGTGCGCGGCCGGAGCAATCTACGTTGCGGCGGGCGCGCTCGATCCAGGCGATGGTCGCGACGGCCTACCGGCGGCATTCGCACTATTGGCCGAGGCGATCGGATCCCCACGCGGAAACGAGGGCCATGTAATCCACTGGAATGATGAACCGGCCCGCACCTTCCCCGAGGTAGAGGCCGCATTCGAGCGCGCTATCGAACTCGCCGAGGCGGGTGTCCGATGAGCAGCTACGACAAGATCACCGTCGCGCTGGCCGCTATCGCCGCACTCGCCGCGATGCTGCTCGCATCGCCCAACTCGCACGCCGACCAGCTGGCGGGCGTGTTCGCGCAGATCGAGGTGACCGCGTGAATCTCACGAAGCTCTTCGGGTTCCGGGCCCGTGTCCCAGAGTCGCGGAATGTGTTACAGCTCAACAAGACTATCGACAAGGTGGGCGCCGTCATGGACGCGTTCACCGCGACCGCCAGCGGTGCCGGGTTTGATCTGGGGCCCGACGCCGACGCTATCGAACTGGCGCTGGTGGACTTCTTCACCGACCGCGATACCCGCGGTGAATCCGGTGCGGCACTGCGCGCATTGGAGGCGGGCTGGTGACGCTGCACAAGGTCACGATCTGCGACCACTGGCATTGGCTGCTATGGGACGAGAAGTTGACACACCTGCCCTGCCGTGCGGACGAGGACTACCAGGCGGGCGATTGCATCGTCTTCGAGGGTCGCCCGTGGCGCGAATGGAACATCACGCACGTGCTCAACAGCGCGTCTATGCCGGGCATTGCCGAGGGGTACGTCGTGTTGTCTTTGGAGCACCCCGAGAAGACGTTGCGTGAACGCGACTATGCGGCACGGGCGGAGCGGATCGAAAACTATCGCCGCTCCAATGCCGCACTGCGCGGGGTGATTACGCGTCTACGCAATCAGATCAGCATGCGCGAGCACCGGGAGATGGTGGGCCGATGAGCCTCAACATCCCCGAGGGCTACGAGATTGAGTACCTCATCCGCAAGCCGGACGGCACCCTGGTACTCAACGCGAAAGACCGGCCTGCGTGCTGGAGCGATCGGTCAGAATGCGAACAGGCGATCAAGCATCTGGCCGAGCACGCCCAAGCGCTCGGCATCACCGACTATCTGGCGACGGTGGAGGCGAGGCTGTGCTCTCCAGTGTTCGCGCTCGATACCCCACTCGCCGGGTTCATCGCCGAACTGGAGACCTGGCGTAAATCGCAAGGGGGGCAATCGTGAACACCTATTTTTGCCCGGTGTGCTGGCAGCGTGCGGTGCGCAACAAGACCCACGACGTGATCTGGCCGCACCTGGACAGCATCGGCGCCGACGAGTGCCCGGCATCGAATCACCCGTACCGGATCGCGATTAGGGCCGCGGTCTCCCCTCGAACCACATTGCGCCAGGCCGTTTCCGCGGCGCATCAACTACTGGAGGCAATCGCCGCATGATCGAACTGACTCGCGATGGTGTCTACGCCGGCATCTCCGATACCGAGTACCACGCCGACCGGTCGGCATTGTCCAGCTCGGGCGCGCGGCTGCTATTGCCGCCGTCGACACCGGCAATGTTCCGGTGGCGCATGGACAATCCATCAGAGACCAAGCCCGAATGGGATTTTGGGCGTATGGCGCACCGCGTGCTATTGGGCGCCGGGGCTGAGATTTGCGTGCTGGAGCCCGCGATTCACGGACTCACCAAGGGCGGCGCGATCGCGAAATCGCCCCGTGCCACAGACACGTGGAAAGAGGCCGAGGCCGAGGCGCGCGCCGAGGGCCGGGTGCCTGTGCACGTGGACGACTACCAGATAGCGCAGGCCATGGCTGACAAGGTGCGTGAACATCCCACCGCCGGGCCACTATTCGCCGCTGACAACGGTCAGGCCGAAACATCGCTCGTGGCCACCGATCCCGAAACTGGCGTGCGTCTCAAGGCACGACCTGACTGGCTGAATCCAACGGGCGACAGGCTGACCATCGTCGACTACAAGACGGCCGCCAGCTCGGAAGCGGATGCATTCTCGCGCAGGGCGGCCGACTACGGCTACCACATTCAAGACGCGTGGTACCGGCGCGTGGCGCAGCTGCTCAAGCTCGACGACGATCCGCGGTTCCTGTTCGTCGTGCAAGAGAAGGAAGCGCCCTACGAGGTGTCGGTCTTCGAATACCAAGACCCCATCGACAAGGCCGAGAGCAACCGCCAGATGCGTGAGGCGATCAGCCTCTACCGGCGCTGCACCGCGGACAACAACTGGCCGGGCCGCCCGCCGGAAATCACCCCGATATTCCTGCCCCAGTGGGCACACGGCGACGACGAAATGGACATCTGAACAATGGATATCAGCGGCACCATCGCCCCGAAATCTGACCAGCTGAACGCTGAGGATCTACTCGTCGGCCCGAAAACGGTGACCATCAAGGCCGTTTCCCGCGGGGATGCCGACCAGCCGGTGAACGTGACCCTGATCGAGTTCGGGGACGGGCGCCCGTTCAAGCCGTGCAAATCAATGCGCCGCGTCATGGTGGCCGCGTGGGGCCCTGATGCCTCGACGTACCAGGGCCGGCGCATGACGCTGTACTGCGATCCCTCGGTCAGGTTCGGTGGCCAAGAAGTCGGCGGCATCCGCATCTCACATATGAGCGACATTGACCAGCCGCTCAAGGTCGCGCTCACCGTGACCCGGGGGCGGCGGGCGCCGTACATCGTTGACCCCTTGCCTGCGCTCTCCGATGTGATCACCCCCGATCAGCACAAGCGGCTCTACGGACTGCTCGTCGAATGCGGTTTGGGCGACAAAAACGCCGCGCTTACGTGGGTCAGCGAAGCGGTCGGTAAGCGCGTCGTCGAGATGAAGAAACTCACCAGCCAACAGGCCGACAGGGCGATCAACAAGGCGACCGACCTTCTCGAAAGCGCAGGACAGCCTGACGGCGAGGTCTCCGATGACGACTGAGCAATGGCGTCCGGTACCGATCCCGCAGTACGTCGATCTGTACCTGGTCTCCGACCATGGCCATGTCTGGGTCCACGGGCGCGACGTGTATTGCGGACACTCGGGCGCGGCACCCATCCGCCGGGTCGGACACCTCCTCAAGCCGAATCCCGTTGGTCGTCAACGGACACATCTGTCCGTGGCACTGACCGCCAACGGCCAGCGTCGACACTTCAAGGTGCACCGGCTTGTCATGGAGGCTTTCGTTGGCCCATGCCCCGAGGGCTTGGAGGTGCTGCATTGGGACGACAACCCGGCCAACAATCATCTGAGCAACCTGCGCTACGGCACACGTTCAGAGAACGTAAAGGATCGTGTCCGCAACGGGATTCATCACTTTGCGAGCCGTACTCATTGCATCCGAGGGCATGAGTTCACCCCAGAGAACACCTACAACCCGCCGGGACGCCCGACAAAACGTATGTGCAGGAAATGCTGCCATATCCGCCAAGTGTTGCGCCGCAACAAAATTACAAACGAAGGGAACCAATCATCATGTCGCTAGTCACTGAACAGCCCAAGGATCTGCCGTCATCGAACGCGCTCGACAAATTCGACGACGGTCTGGCCACCGGCCCGACCGAGATCCGACTCGGGCAAGCCGTGCTCATGTCCTTAAGTGATCCACCCGAAGCCGGCGAATACATCGACATATCGGCGCGCCTGTACATCAAGCACGCTGGATTCGACCAGAACACCCCCGATAGCCCGAAAGTGCCTGTGCGTCAGGCCAAGATCATCGTGGCCTGGCCGCTCGGTGAGCAGATGCCCAAGCCCAAGTCCAAGAACGGCGCCGAGATCCCCGAGGTTGATGGCCAAGAGCCCCTGTTCGACGACGACGGCGACCCGCAAGGCGCCGACGATGAAGACCAGGGCGCCCAGGAAGATAGCGAGGGCGACAGCACCGTTGTCGCATTCACCGGCGGTCCGGCATTCTCCGACGGCACCGAGGGCGACGGCGAGTAAATGCCCACCCAACCAGTCATCGACCACCGTGGCGATTCTGCTCCCGTCGCGGTGGTCGATGACTACCCCACTCCCCACTTGGAGATGAGTCTCGATGAGCAATCCCACTAACGCCGGATGGCTGCGCAAGTGGCTGCACCTGCAACCTCACCAGATCATCGGCGGCGAAGAGCACCCATACCTGTTGCGTTGGTACGTGATTCCCCGCAACCGGTGGCTGAACGTCTACCTGCACAAGTTCCTACGCGATGACGATGACCGGGCGCTGCACGACCACCCCTGGTGGTTCGTCTCCGTGATGCTCCGGGGGCAGTACGTCGAGGTCACCGACCAAGGCCGCGCGGTGCGCTCAGCGCCGGAGCCATGGCGGCTGTTCTGGGGTGATCGGCCGCTGGCGCTCCGGCCCGGCACGTGGCGGCACCGCGTTGAGCTAGTACCGGCCATCGCGCAAGCAAACCCGTTTCTCGCGCGTCGCGATCAGCGGAGGCTCCCGTGCTGGACGCTCATCATCACGGGCCGCCGGTCGCGGGTATGGGGATTCTGGTGCAAGGACCGGCTCGGGGAGACGCGCTCTCGTCAGTACGAGGTCGATCGATTCATCCCATGGGATGAGTTCGGCGATGCCGGATGCGGCGAACCCACCGACAGTAGACGGGTGCGCGCCGATGACTAGCACTCAGGAAGTGCTACAGCTCGTCGCCGCCGAACGCCAACGGCAGCAAGACAAATGGGGCGAACAGAACCACCCCGGCATTGACATGCTCGATGTCGCTACCTTTCACGAAGCTCGGCGGCACACCCCGGCGGCAACAGCGGAAGCGTTCGCAGCGCATATCGCGTTGACCCACCAGATTCCGACTGCCGACGAAGCCCGCGACCGGTGCCAGCGATACGCCGCGGCCGGCCTGGCGACGTGGGCGCGGATTCTTCTCGAAGAGTTCGCCGAAGCTATCGAAGCCGCTGCGCTGTACGCCATCGGACAAGGCGCAGCCGATCAGCTACAGACGGAGCTTGTGCAGGTCGCGGCCGTGACGGTGCAGTGGGCCGAGAAGCTGGACGGGCAGGCGCCCGGTGAACACTGACGAGCAGCCCCTCGGCGAGTGCCCGCCCGTCACCTGGTGGCAGGTGCAGAACATCCCTCACGCGGTAATCGTCAGCGAGGCAGTCAATATCGCAATTATTGAGGCGCTTGACCTGCTCGCCGTGACCCTATTCGGCAAGCCCTGGTCTGAGCTGGTCGACCAGTCGTGGCAGCCAATGCGGGAGTGGTTCCAGTGAATGACATCTACGCCGCCGAGCGCGACGAAGCCCGCTCAGCCCGCTACGCCATGACCGAAATGGACCGGGCCCCCAGACATCCACACGCACACCTCGGCATGTGCGGCGACCGAGACGACACGAGAGAGGAACGCTGATGCTCACCGAAGATCAGCGCTGGCTGCTGCGGATGGTCGGCGGGTGGACGATGCGTGACTGCCTCATCGGTCCCGCAGGTGTCGCCCGTTTAATGCAGTCCTGCTACGGCGGCACCCGCGTGCCCGCCGATGGATACCCGGCTCACCTCAAGGGATTTGAGTGCGGACGCGGCAAGATCGTATCGCGGGGCATCCCCGTCGTCACCGTGACCACCGCGCAGCTGAACAAGTACGCGCGCTCCCTGCCGGCCGGTCTTGTCGCCGAGATGCGCGAGTGCGCCGCCGCCGCGCAGCGCAATAACTTGCTTCGTCACCAGTTCTGCCACTGCGGGAGCGATCCGTGCGGGTACGCGTACATGGGCGATCGCATCTGCCCACCGACCGAGCAGCAGGAATCCGATGCCAAGGCCGAGTTCTGGCGCTGTGAGGACTGGACCGACGACCTGCTCGACCGCGCGCTCGGGTTCACCACGGTAGCCGAGCCGGTCGGGCAGCTGGAGCTGTTCGGGGTCAGCGCATGATCACGCCCTACTATCAAGACGATTCGGTCACCCTGCACCACGGCGATTGCCTCGACGTGCTGCGCGCCGACGACTACGGATACGACTGGAATCTGGGGTACAGCTCGGCGCGGATGTTTCCGGACAACAGCGTCGACGCGGTGATCACGGACCCGCCCTACGAACTCGCTTTCATGGGACGCGCCTGGGATACCTCGGGGATCGCATTCAATCCCGCGGTGTGGGCGCAATGCCTCCGCATCCTCAAGCCCGGTGGCCACCTGCTGGCGTTCGGTGGCTCGCGCACCTGGCATCGGCTGGCCGCCGCAATCGAGGACGCCGGTTTCGAGATCCGCGACAGCATCGCCTGGCTGTACGGCTCAGGGTTTCCGAAGTCGCTGGATGTGTCCAAGGCCATCGACAAGGCAGCAGGCGCTGAGCGTGAGGTTGTTGGCACTCATCATCGGCACGGTGGTGGCTCGGCGGTGTCGGGTTCGATGCTCGGCTCGCTTGGTACCGATAGCGAGCTGCCTCTCACGGCCCCGGCGACCGTCGCCGCCAAGCGGTGGCAGGGTTGGGGTACTGCGCTCAAGCCGTCGTTTGAGCCGATCGTGGTCGCGCGGAAGCCGTTGGCGGGCACCGTGGCCGCGAACGTACTCGAGTACGGCACCGGGGCGCTGAACATCGATGCCTGCCGGATACCCACCGGGGACAAACTCGGCGGCGGCTCAACGACGCGCGGCCAGCAGATGAAAGACGGCTGGCACCGGCCCTGGATGGACGACCCCGACATGGTGGCGGCGAACGCCGAGCGAAGTCGTGCATCGGTGGCCAGATCCGAAGAATTGGGCCGTTGGCCGACCAACGTCGTCCTTGATAAGCATCAGGCCGAAGCTCTCGACCGGCAGACGGGCGTCTTGCACTCGGGAACCATGCGTGCCGGGACGGAGCGTCAGCCGCGAGCGGGCGGCACGATCTACGGCGCCGACACCCGCACGTTCGCGCCCGCCGACACCTACGGCGACAGCGGCGGCGCTTCGCGGTTCTTCCCCGTGTTCCGCTACGAGGCCAAGGCGCCAACATCGGAACGGCCCAACGCCGATGGTGTGCAGCACCCGACCGTCAAGCCGCTGGACCTGATGCGCTGGTTGGTGCGGCTCGTGACCCCGGTCGGCGCGGTGG